AATCGCCCCCTTAATTCAGTTTTCGTTATGGCATTGCCGTGCCTTTGCACCGCCGTGTCACTCTTTCTATCCTAGCTGGCAGCATTATTAATTATGACCGTACGCCTGTTTCTCGCCAAAAGAAGCAAAATAAAGCATAAAACACTATAAAATCATGATGTAACCATGAGATTCGATTAAATAACACACTACATTACACCACAAAAAACGACAATTTCAGTCACTATTAAACAATAACTTACGCGCAATAATGACTTCAGATTACCGGTAAATCATCCCACTCGCACGTTCGCATATCGTTCACGCAATACATCACCACACCAAACACCTGAATTCCTTCTTCCGAATCCTCGTTGCCGAGTTCAGTTTCACGGCCAGACCCATCGAGAAACTCGAGCGCGCGATACGGGTAGAGGCGCAGGCGCCGCAGCACGTGCACGCCCTCCTCTGCAGCCACGATAATGCTACCGTGCACCGGCGTCGCCGACGAATCAACAACGAGCAAAGCGTCGGCATGGATACCGACTGCCAGCGCCTGGCCAGCGGCGCGTAGCAGATAAGTGGCACTCGGTTTTGAAATGCAGATCTCATCAAGGCTCAAGCGGCGCTCAACGTAGTCTGCTGCCGGACTGGCAAATTTTGGCATTCCCATGGTGTTTACCTCACAACAAAGTACTGTATGCGCATACAGTATAATCATTCATGGGAGAGATAGAAAAGCGCCGAGTCGTATACTGGCGCTATAGCTATGATGACTCAGGAAAGAAAATTATTTGCAGGCTTCGTTCGCCGCCAACAGCTCGCGTTCATAGCCGATCCGCTGGTGACGCTCAGCGCGCAGCGCTCTCATCTGCGCATCGATCGGGGAACCGATAGGCAACTGGTCAACAGCAAACGCCGGGCGCGCAACGTCTGCAGTTTTGCACGGCACCGAGATCGGGACTTTAACTTCAACGTAGGACGGCACCTGCGGCGTGCTCGAGCAACCGGTAAGCGCCAGTAGACAGCCAGCAATCAGTTTATTCATTGTGCGCGCTCCCGGCGCAGCTCTGCGTCAAACGCAGCAGACGCCGCCGCGCACGCTTCGCCGGTGGTTCGCTCTGCCATAACCTCGTTTGCCCTCTCATAGTCGCCCTGCGCCTCCCTGCGGGCTTTTTCCTGCGCTGCCTTGGCCTTGGCTTCCACTTCTTCCTGTCTACGCTGCAGCGCCTCAATGCCAGCGTTCTGGCTGGCGATCGTAGATGCCTGTTGCTTGCCGGTATCGCGGCACTGCGTCAGCGCCTCGTTGAGACGGTCAATCGTTGGCTGGTAGTGTCGAGATGCCAACCAGGCGCCAGCGCCGACAACGGCCGCCAGCGCCGGCAGGATAACCACTGCAGACGTTATTTTTCCAGACATAGCGCGCGCTCCTTGTCACGGCGGATCACCAGGCCGTTGAGTTTAACGCCGCTGGCGTACACCCAGCGCGGGAACTGCTCGCAAGCAGCCACGGTTTCACCCTGTCGGAACAGCCGGAACATCGTCGATTTCTGCATCGTCGCGCAACCGGCATTAAACGTGATGCTCACCGCCGCGTCGAAGGCACCCTGTTGCAGCTTGTCACCGGCGGCATAGTTGGTAACGCACCTCTCTGCCGCCAGGATGTTCTTTTGCCAGTCGGCGGCGATTTGCTGATCTGTCTTGCGCACGCCTTGTTTAACGCCGTGCGTGTTGCCGATGCCATCCGTCCACACATCAGCGGGGCATTTGTACGGGTCGCTGCGGCAGCCCTCGGCATTACCGATTAGCTCCAAGCCGGCACGGCTGGTTTTTACCTCTCCGCTCGACAACACCAGTCCGATGATTACTGCGACAGAACAGATCGCGCCGGCGGCGCCAGTCTTATTCAGCTTGCTCATCGGCAACCCTCCCCATGCGCTCGCGACGGCGATCCTCACGAATCTTGAAATACAGGTTCATCAGCCAGGTAAGGAAAGCGAAGAATAGGCCGCCGAGAACGCCAATGGCCGCCCACTGCTCCGGTGAATACCCATCCAAAAGACGAGTAAACCAGAATGCGGCGCCACCACCTGAGGCGCCATATGAAATGCCGGTCGTCAATTTTTCCATTTTCATGGCTCCAACCTCCCCTGCGGGGATTATTAAAATTCGCCGGCAACCAGAGCTTTTTCGAGTTCTTCGAGAGACTTAAAAGCTATGACGCCATCAACTCTAACTTCGCGACCAGATACGTCATTACCGACCTGGCCAACGAAAATAGAGGCGCCGCATAGCGGAAGCCAGTCACCCGGTGTTTGATAGATCGGCGGTGCGTCGGCGCCGATCCGCGCCTTGTAAGTTGACGTGTCAAGATTGGGGTTTACAGGAATGACGTCATAGTGTCTGAACGTCTCGTAGATGTTCAGTGACAGCGCGATAGATGACTCAACGTCAGCCGCATACTCGCCACCGGTCGGAGTGAAAATGTATAAAAATCGCATCATGAAACCCCATTAAAGTAAGTTCTGTTTTCTACCCAATCAGTGTTGAGTACATGGCTATTGGTGGATGCTGTTGTTAAGCGGGTCCATCCAGTGATTACGTAATTAGGCTGTCCGGCAAAGTTTGTTTTGACGGGGATAGTCAGTACGGCGATATCGCCGGGACGGTAAAACGTTCCGCTCGTCGGCATGGTTTCAACCGGGAATCTTTTCGGAACATTGCTGATAAACGAGACGTTATTTCGCCCAGGCATTCCGCCAAGCGATGTGCTGTTAGAAGTATTTACCTGGCCATTCGCCCATCGAAAACTGTCAAGCGTTGTCCCTGATATGGTCGTGCTGTCGCCCATGGTCAGCGTGCCTGTCGAGGTCGTTCCGTAGAAGCCACGCGTTTGCGTACCTGACGCACCATCAACCCTCGTTCCCAGGATCGTCATACTCGGGTTTGTGCCGGTAGTTGTCGCAATTGCCGCTCGCTGGCCATTGTCAAAGCCGTAACCGTAAAACTGCGAACCAATGCATTTAACATGTGCAGCAGTTTGAATCGCGTCGCTCGAGTAGTTGTTCATCTCTGTTGAGTCGAGAACAATAACCCCGCCCTCGCTTGTTCCCTGGAACAGGTTTACGCTCGGTTCTTTCTCGATAAGTCCACCAGTGGATTTAGCATTGCCGGTAAATTTCCCGTTCGTTACGGTCACCTGGTTTTGCCAGTTCTGGAATCTCAGAGGATGCACGCAGATATCCATATCGCAGTCTGTAAAACGCACACTGTTAGCCGATCCTGTGTAGCGTTCAGTTCGAAGAAATATCCCGTTGAAATAACCAAACGCGAAAATTCTACTGAACGCGCCAAAATCGCAGCGCCCAAGATGGAATGCGTCTGCAAAATCGTGTATCCACTGCCGCAGGGTCAGGTCATATGAATAGCCAGCATTGTTTGCAGCATCGAGGTAGTTGTAGTTGAAATGCCAGTTGTCGCACTTAGGAATATCCAGCACGCGATCCAACGTCACACCGCGACGAATTGGAGCGCCAATAATATCGCGAATAGTGATTCTGGATGCTGAGTAATCCGCATCGCCAAACTGTAGACCGCGATAAGTGTTTCCCAGGTCAAGATTGGAAAATTCTGACGCAAACCCATTTCCAGTTAACAGCGGAAGATATGCAATCGGCGATTCACCGGTGGCCAGGGAACGTTTTTGGTTTGGGTATCTGAAGGCAAAGTTTGCAAAATAGTTGAACCCGCCATTAAATTTAAACTGCGACTGAGCTACATCGGTATGATCGATTAGGATGGTTGGGCGAGTCCCCGGCGCGCCAAAAAATCGGCTTGTCATGGCCGCAACAATCCCCGCACTCTCGACGCGCAGAATGTAATCGCCGGAAACCTGCACATTAAGCCCAGAGTTAAGCGCGTCGATAACCGCCTGCGTGGCGTTGACACTACCGTCTTTGACGGTCAGGAAGCGGCGAAAATCGACGATCGGACCATTCTTGATATGCACATGATCAACAGGAGCCAGGTTCTTATCGCTGCCTGCAAGCTGCAACAGTACATCAGCGGCCGATCCGCTGGTCGGAACCATCACAGTTGGCGCGCCAGTATCATCGAAAGCCGGGAAGGTATTCCGCCTGCTGGCCGCCGGCGGTAATTGCGGAATAGGCTCAGGAACGCGGAGTGCTCTGCTTAGGTTTCCAGCTGCAACCCCATCAACATAACTTTTTGTCGCAGCATCCTGGGCATTGATTGGATTCCCCATCCCTTCAATGCGGTATCCTTTCGCGTTAAAAGGTCCTCCCCAAAGTGGGCGCGTCAGCGCAAGACCGAGATAAATAAACGCCTGCTGAATGGCCATCCACAGCCGATCGAAATCCTTGTTTACGGTATCTGCCAGTAGATCGCCGTTGTCCTGGTAGTCGGTCAGGCGATAAGTGGGGATCACGCGCTCAAGCATAACGGTAACGCCGTTCGCCGGCGGGGTCAGGAATGAAACCTCGCCGCCATCCACGTTGCCAACGCCAGAAATCGTATAGCCGGATGTGATCACCGAGCCGTTGAGGGAAACGGCTAAATCACCGGCATTCAGCAGGTAGAACTCGTAGGGGAAAACAGTTGTCAGGCCGTTGGCCGTGTAAATGTTGTATGGGGTCTGGTTAGGTACCGACATAAGGCAGCCTCGGTTTTAATAGTCCACTGCGACCTCATGATCGCCATCTGTTGGCTGCCAATCTTCCCGCCCCTGAGCGGTCGGTTTCCCGACCAATTTGCCGATGCGCACCGGCGTTTCGCTGATAGCCCCCGCACCAGAGTCGATAAAGTCGTCCGGCTGGTTGGTCACCGCCGGGTTGAAATCTCGCATTTGGTCGTAGGCCGGCCCGTCGAGCACGTCGCTATGCGCCCACAGGAAACGGGACGACAGCGGCGCCTCAAACGCGTCGAGGATGCGTTTTTGCTTGTTGGTTATGGTGAACTCTTCGCGGACGCCGCAGCCGGTACCTTTCAGCGCCTGGCGGAGCAGCTTGCCGGCGAAGCTACCGGGGCCGTTTACTTCAACCACCACCTGCGGTATCTGGTATCGGATCACCAGCTCGCGGATCTGCACCACTTGGCCGCCGGTGATTTTGTCGTGCTCGTCAAACTCGGCCAGATCGCCGATCAGCTCCTGGCACACATGCCAATACAGGTGCCCGCGTGCGTCGGTCAGCACCAGAGAAAAGGCGCTGGCGTCGGCTTTCGCTTTGCCGGTTGCCACGTCCCACCATGCGACAGCGCCAACAATCTGCTGGCTGCCAAGCCACATCGAGGCGGTGCGGTTCGCGTACCGGATTTCCGGCTGCACGTTGTATTCGCGGATGCGTTCAGGGTCGAGGCGGGATTCGCCGATCGGCTTGCTGTGCAGCTGGTACTGGCTGTCCCATTCGTTGACCGTGCGCGTTTCCTGCCGGCGCTTCTCCATCTCGGCCGGCGTGAACCGCTCTGGCCATGCACATTCGGCGTAGCAGTCCACCGTCGTTCCCGGTGGCTCAGCGAAGGTAATCCCGGTAGCCGTCAGCTGATAGTCGACGCCCTCGGCGAGCAGACGCGCGCCGATGTGGATGCCGACAAAGACGTATTCCGGTCGGAACGGCAGCGCGTAGCTGCGCGCCGTCGCCTGTTTTTCATCGATGCGGTGCTCTTTCTCGAAAAGCTTGATCGTCAGGCAGTCGGCGCCCATGGCTTCGACCTCATCGTATAGGCTGTCGTGGGTGTGTGGCGTGCCAATGAACAGCTTGCGGCCGCCGGGTACGAGGATGTGCGTTTGCTCGCCGAGACGGTAGCGAAGTTTTTCGCGGGCCTCCGGCGTCTGGATGTTTCGCGGGACTTCGACGTCATCGTTTTGGCACTCGTCGGCGCGGGCCGAGGTGACGTTCGACAGGATGCCTTTTGCGTACATGCTGCCGTTACGCATATCCAGCGAGCCGTTAACCCACCACTGTTCGACGGTTCCCTGCCCGTCCGGCAGCATGCCGCGTGTCAGCGGGTGATTGCGCAGCACGTTCTGCGTGTCGCGACTGGTCTTGTACGCCGTGCCGTCAGCCTCCGACTGGTGCAGGATTCGGTATTGGCGATTCTGGTAATACCGCCAGGCGTTGTACACCGCCAGAATGGTGGATTTACCGAAGCCACGGAAACAGCGAAGCACCGCCAGATCACCGCGGTGCTCGAGCCAGTGGCAGGCGCGGTAATGGCAGTCGGGAACATCCCACCCCATCCGCTCCGCCCACATGATGAAAAAGGCGACGAACGAAATCATTTTTTCCGCTGCTGGATACGGTCGAGAACTTCCTGCGCCGCGCGCTCAGCGGCGGATACCTGCTGCCCGAGGCGAAACGCTTCGTCGTCCGGCTCGTCGCCGTCTTTCGGCGTGCCGCCGCGCGTGTGCATGCCGATCAGCGAATGCACCTTCACCAGCAGCGTGAGCGACGCCGCCGCGTTCTTCTTGCACCAGTAGCGATCGCCGCGCTCCTGCTTCGTGTGTTTGTCGAGTGGTTTGTCGGCGCCTGGCCAGGTATCCGGATCGGCTTCCTCGAGCACGACGTCGGTTAACTTGTCGCTCAGCGCGGTAAGGCGGGTTCTGTAATCGTTGTGCATAAAAAAGCCCCATGGTTGTCATGGGGCTATGATGTGGCGAGTGGTTGGTCGGTTTCCTGACTATCTGTTATCAGTAGCCCCTAACATTTCTGTTGTACTCATCTACGGCATTATTTGCCTTTTGAATGGCTTCATCTTTCGCCTCTTTGATGCGAGAAATATCATTATTTGCATTCTCTACGTATTCTTTCGCTTTATTAACGTAGTCTTCAATTTCTCTTTTGTAGTTCTCCCATGCGTATTTATCATTACCATACGGCGGGCTGGGTGGGTATTCATCAAACTCAGGGTATCCAGAAAAGCTTAGATTGGATCCACCGAAAACAGCGGCATTCCCCGCTGTAGGTGCCAAGGATACTACCCCTAACAAAATGGCTCCAATCAGATGACGTACACTCATTTATTCACCAGTTAAATTATTTAATTATCAATAGTTCGTTGTTCCCAAGTACCCGGCCAAAGCACTCCCAGCAAGCACCATGATCGCAAAGAACTCACCTTCATCAAAAACATCCTTCCTATAAAGCCACCACATTACTAATGCAAATACCACAACACCGATGATTAGATGCATGCTTTATTTTCCTTATTGCGGCAATCTATCTTGTGGGCGCCACCAGTAGGTTTGATTGAATTCTTTTTTAGAGCGCTTTTCCATCCTGCGCAAATAACCAGGAGAGAAATACTCTTGCATTTGGTTGAATATCATATGATCCAAAACGGCTTTTGTGTACCACAGGTTTTGTCCAGGGATTAGACCTTTCACAAACTTCACGGTATCACCACCTGTCTGCTCTGGCTTTCCTTCGACGGCATTTAGCGGAACGCCCTGCGCCAACTTGATCGCATCATCAACCAATCCGGCCACCGGTCCAAGCATGGAGGCCAGCGCTCCGGATCCATATCGCGTGTGGTCAGATAGCAGAAAATCCCCATACAGCCCCAAACCACCGCCTTTAAGCAGCGCGTTAAGCCAGAATTGCGGTGCCTTTTCGCCAAAGGCTTCGCGGGGATTTTTGCCCGCAATCAGGTCGCTAATCTGTTGAGACATGGCTCCTAAAATCGTCGTGCTAGCCAAGAACGTCGCGAGGTAAGCGGCACGGCCGCCAGCTGATGGCATTCCCATAGCACGCGACCAATGGCGCATCATCACTGATATCGGGAAGGATTTGAACAGGAAAAGGCTGCGCCAAAGCTCCCCTGAAACAGTGCCTCGTTGCATGCCCGCGCCTGCGATCATGCGCTCCCGCGCGCCAGGCGAGATCACCGCCATGTCAACCTCTTCGGAAACCGTGGCGAGAAGCTTGCGCATCGCCTCGAACTTCACGCGCTCCGGGTTACCAAATGCCTCGAGTTTTTCATTCGGAATACGCATGATGCTTTCCGGGGTGAGCATGGTTGTATTACCGTTCCCCCAATCCTCTTGTTCTGCCAGGCGCCAAATGCTCCAGTCGTGTTCTGTAATCCCTTTGCTCTTGAGGATCCGGCCATCATCAGCAGCAATTTTCCCAAGGCTTCCATGCTGACGCACCAGATTACCCACGCCGCCCATCATGGTGACACCATAGGCGCGTTTATGGGCATCTGACCAGGCAGACAGGCCGCTGGCACGCATAACCGCGTTGGCAGTCCAGCGTGACGCCGACGGGCCCATGTTGTCGGTCGCCCAGCGGTTCACGCTGCCGATCAGCGTTTCCATCGACAGGCCGGCGCCGCGCGCAAGCCGTAACTCTTCTTTGTTCGCCGGATTCATGGCTGCCAACTGGTTACGCAACAGCTGCGCCATGGGAAGATTGTTCACTTTGGCGGTAAGGTACATCGTGCCATTATCCGAAAGTGAAGAGATCAGCGCCGAACCGAGCCGCGTTGCAACAAGCCAGTTTCGGACATTATCCGACCAGCGCGCGATATGTGGGTTCGCGATGGGCTGCGTTTTTCCGGCGACGAAGTTGTAAAGGCTCTCGGTACTGTTGCGCAGACGATTAATGCGCCCTGACCGCTGCGGATTTGCCTTTGCTGTTTCGCTGGTCAGCTGATCCAGCAGAGACCGGAATACGTGATCGGGGTTGGGTCCGTAGGTTTCCACCAGCGCGATATCCTTGCTGACGCCATCAATGTGATTTACCAAAATGTCCCACATCGATTTTTCGCCAAAGCGCTGCTGGTATTCGAGGTAGGTTTCGGCATCACGAAAATGAATCTGCCGTTCAGCACTCCCGCGATTTGCCCGAGCGCCGGAAACCCGCAGCCCGCTGTCGCCAAGCTTGTTCATGCCTCCAGTAGCGATAGTTTTGTAGGCGTCGCCCAGGAAAGCGGCAAGCTCCGCATCATTCATCATCTCGCCGTTTTCTTTCACGTATTTGTTGCGGTCGAGTTTCCCTACGACAAAACCCACCCATTCATCCTGTGATGCCTTGCCCACCTTCTCCATGGAATGATGCTGCGGTAGCCCCCAATCCTCCAGGAACCCTACATCTCCGCCGGCATCGTTGAAGCGCTGGCGTAGCAATTCTGCGACACGGCGCCACGCTTCGGCGCCTCTTTTCGCCCGCTGATTTCCAGTTTCCTGCCCGCGCATCTCGTAGACCAGATCGCGCACGCCTTGATTGTCCTCGAACAGCTGGAAGAAACGCGGATCGATAGCTTCGAAAAGCTCCTCCAACTGGCTCAGAGCATAATCTCTGGTCGCCTTGGTTCTCGACTCAACGGAAAGAAAATTAGCCTTGCCGTCCGCGTGAAAAGCTATGGTGCGGTTTAGCGCCTCGAGCTTTCCATCCTTGCCCTGGTAGCTGTTGATGTAGTTATCAAGGCGCTGGCGCGCGGCAATGGTTAAGGCTACACGCCGCTTTTTCAGTGCAGCCTCGCGCTGCAATTCGTCGGCCGCCATCTGCCCGGCGCGCTGCATGCGCTCCGCTTCGCTAAGATTGCGCCATGAGGCGGGATCATTACGCGCGAGGTTGCGCATATTTTTCACGATGCGATCTTCAATCCCTTTTATCTCTGCAGCGGTAAGTGGTCGCTGTGATGCGGCGGAGATCGCCTGAATACACTCGTCTCTCATGAAATTATCTCCTCAGGAAGCAGCTCACGGCCACATCAAATAAATTTGCGTCATGCTTGGCATTGGCCACGTCGCGATCGGCCTCAGCCATCAGATCGGCAGCCCTTACCACCGTTGTGCTGTCGTCTGGGTTTACGACATGAACCTGCAGATCCGGGTTGTCGGAAATGGCGCGCTGCGCCTCCAGCGTATCGGCCTGAGTTGCGCGGGATTCTTCCCCGCGAATGACGCGCTCCGCACCCGCAATTTCATCTTGCTGGATCTGCTCTCGCGTTCTGGGTTTCGGTGTGGCGAGGTAATTGGCGCCGGCCACATCGTCGAAACGAACCGCGTCAGTGTCGCGAATTACGGCATCAGGTAATCCCATCGCCTTACGTACCTCTTGCGATGCCAGATCGACGCGCGGGCGGCGCTGAATAAACTCGGCTCCATCCATCAATGAACCGACGTCTACCGGGTGGCCAGCAAGCGCATCCGTCATGGCTTTATCCATGGCACGGGCATGCGCATTGCGTGATAGGACGCTGACAGGAACGCCAGGCGATGCCGTAACCTCATAGTTGAGGTGAGAACTTGAAGTCAGAGCCGCGTCTATCTCTGCCGGCTCTGCGCTACGCACTGCCACGCTTTCACCCCGGCTATTGATAAATCGACCAAGCCCGCCGAAAGCTATGCCGAGCACGGCGTCGACCGCCAACGCCTGGTTATCGAAAACATCGTACTGGCGGGCCATATCCTCATAGCCACCGCTTCGTAGGATCTCCGCTGACAAACCCCGCTGTGCCATGCCCATCGCGACGTTGGTACCTGAGGAATAAAGCAGGTCAGGCATCGCCCGAGCAACAGCACCGGCAGCTGCGCCCACTGCCGTGCCACCGGTAGTAAGAGCAGCACCAACGCCTTCAGCTACTGCACCACCAGCACGAAGACCAAGAGACATAGGGAGCACGGCGCCAAGCGCCGCAGTACCACCAGTAACCAGCGCTTTTTCTACAGCGGTGCCATAATCTACGCCCTCAGCGCGAGACTTCTCGTAATCGGAAAAACCCTGCAAGCCGCCAACGGTTGCCGCGGCTCCGGGCAACCCACCCAACAACGTACCGGCCGCCGCCTGCCCGCCCACCTCAGACAGAGAGAAAAGCACCTGACCGGCGGTGCCAGTGGTTCCGGCATCAGGTGTTAACGCTCGCACCTGCTGTTCCGCCAGCTTTCGCTGATTCTTGATGAAACTTTCAGAGGTGTCGTTCACTCCAAACGCATCATTAACAGCCCGCGAGATCGGCGACACAACGGCATCCACGCCAGCCCATGCAACTTGATCGGCCTGTGTAACCCCGGCGTAAAGCCCCTTGAAAGGGGCAGTGAATGCGCCAGCAAAAAAATCAGCATCAGAGCGGGCGGAGCCAATCGGATTTTCTGCTGCCGTCGCTAGCTCCCTATTTTGCTGCGCCTGGTTGAATCCGAAATAACTCACTGCGGTATCCCTCCATTTCCGAGGCGAACGCGCTCAGCGTTGATGCGGAGCACGACCGGATTACCATCCTTTCCGAGCAGGTAGCCTGCCCCCAGCTTTATCAGGTATTGGCTGTCGCCAAAGCTCTGCAACCCATATTGTCCAGGAGGCGCTTTGATTCCGGCATCAACGATCTGGGATTGCCACGCGGTGTTTACGGCAGAATCAAATTGTCCCTCTGACATCCCCCACGGCAGCAAGACCTCTCCCTGCCCGTTGTAATCGTAAACGCCACCCGTCGCGACGTTGATTGCCTGAGTCCATGCGTCACGGTCATACTCGCCAGAAACATCGCCTTTCTTGGCCATCAGTCCGGCGTAGTAGTCCTTGGCCACTTCATAGGCCTGTGATGCGCCGGCCGCATCTCCGGCAAAGGCATTTCCGACTGCATCAACGAAATCCGGGCGCAGATCAGAGTCTTTCGGAATCTCGATTCCTTTCGTTTTGTTCTCCACCCCGTTCACTTTGGTGGTGATTCCGGCCCGTGCATTAGCCCCTTCGATGATTGTTTTTGCCGCATCATCGGGGTTTACCATGGAGTCTGAGATCCATCCGGACTTGCCGATCACATTACCGCTCTTACCCATAATCGCGCCTGCGACTGCAGCAGACGGGGCGTAACTGCTAACCTGCTGCAGCGCTGCGGAATACTGCGCGCCTGTACCTAATCCCTGGCGCATCGCATCCAGGTAGGCAACTGACTGCGACGCCGGCGCGATGCGCAGCATATCGCCAATCTGCGATGCTTCTGCCTTTGAAAATACGGTTAATGGCGTTCCGTAGTGTCGGGCGATCTCCGGGGTGGCACTGGCGCGGTTTGTAAGACTACTGCCGAATGACTCAGGGGATTGCATGTCCAGCGGGTTTACCTGCTGCTGGCCGGCGGCATAAAGGATGGGATCGGCTTCACGTACCTTGTTCACGTACGCCACGGCTTTTTGCAAGGTTTCGTATCGCTTAGACGATTCGGCGAACCCTTCTCCGGGTACCGGCTCGCGAGCGTTAAGCAGCGCCTGCTGACCGCCCAGAGATAGCTGTTGTACAACCGAGATGTCGCGGCTAAGTTGGCGTGTGTCGAGGTAGCTGGCGTACTCTTTTTGTCCGGCGTCATATCCGTAAGCGCGGACAAACTCGCCCTCGCTAAACTCGCGTGGGTAGCTCTTGCCCTGGTAGGCGACGGCGTTGAAGTCTTTCAGCTCACTTTCCAGCCCGGCACGATATTCACGCTGCTGCTGGCTTAACTGCCCTTGCGCCATGCTACGCAGTCGCGCCAGCTGTACCGGGTCGAGCTGAGTAACCGCTGTTGCTGCGCCAGCTGCACGCAAATTTCCACCATCTGGCTGGGGTAATGCGGTCATTCCCAATGCAGCCATAGCACCGGTGGTGATCTGCTCTTGCGAATAGGGATTGCTGCCATTTTCATGTTGGGTGATGCTGGCACACAGCGCGGTAAGCGTATTGATATCGGTCAGATCAAGACGTTTATCAGCCGGCACACCGAGAGCCTTAGATACCGCCGCCGTGTAAGCCGCCGTATCGTTTTCGTTTGGTGGTGCCCACCGCCCGATAATTTGCTCAACCGTGGTGTAACCGCGTTTGTTGTAGGCCAGCAGATTTTTACAGAGCGCACGCAGTCCGTGTTCAGGTGTGGCAAACGACGCAAAACGGCCATCGCCTTTTACTTCTCCGTCCCAGGTATTGGCGGTTTTAACCAGATTTCCGGGGTTATTATTGCGAAGCCCTACCGGATCAGAAGCGTCGCCACCGCTGTAGCGCACCGCTCCGCCGACGTCCGAAGGCTCGCCCATCAGCCTGGCGGCCGTGTCGGCATCTGACGCAACCAAGTTTTCCATGGTTTTATATGCAGTTGTTTTTATGTAATTATTTTTCTGCTCAGTGATCTGTTCAGGTGTAAGTCCGTGGGCCTTACCGTATTCGTCGATCATCTGCTGACCGCCGCCTACCTCCAGCTGATAGTTGACGTTATCCCCCCAATAACTCTGAGCACGTGTTGAACTGTTCGCAATAGCAGACTCGAAATTGCCCTGCTCCACCTGGCGGCGCTGGCTCAGTTCATGGGTTAATCCTGTGCGCTCGAGCTGGATGCGTTTTGCGATTGCCTGCTGCTGGAACTGCTCGCGCATTTCCTGCGGTAAATCGGCTGCCAGTTTGTTCGCAAAGTCCTCGTACTGGCTGGTGTAGTTTTTGGTCGCACCTTCCGCATTGGTTCCCTGCTGTGCCAGTAAGCCATGGTCAGGATCGTTAACCAGCCCGTTACTGAAATCATCAAGCTGCAGCGTCAGCGCCTGCAGCTGGCTCTGGTTTTCTTGGGCAATTCGGCGCTGCTGATCTTCGGCAACACCGATCCCAACAGTCGCCAGGTGCTGCAATGCATTTGCAGGAGCACCAACGTTCCCAACGTCAATTCGCGTACGCTGGGCCTCCGGCACCACATTGCCAAAATTTCCGGTCGGTATCCGCATCAGCGCACCCCCATATTTGAGAACATGTTATTCGACGCCGCGGTACCGGTATTCGTCGTGGTTGTTGGATTGGATTTTTTCCAGCCGGAGTAACCGGTGCCGGCGGCAGACAGTAGCGAGCTGCCCGCGTTGATATATCCGGACGTCGCCGCATTGCGGCCGCTGAGTCGGTCGGCCTGCGCCTGCGCGTTGTACCGCGCGCCGGTGTTCATGCCGTTCAGGATGGTCGTGTAGGCGTCCTGCTCTGCGTCGCCAGTGATGCCGGACGTGATACGCAGCGCCGTACCCTCGCCAGTTTCGACACCAGACGCCGCCAGCGCCGCGTTTGCCTGTGCGGCCTGCTCACGCCCTGCCTTGCGTATTCTGTCGGCCTGTACGCGTGCTGACGCGCGTGCGGCCTCTGCATCGGCGTTTGCCTGGTCCGCCTGGTAGTTCGCCATTTTCTGCTGCTGAATACCGCCAGCGACAGCGCCGCCGGCAGCCAGTACTGACGAACCGATCACCGCCACCTCTAACCCGGTGCACATAATCAAATCTCCTTCGAATACAACAGGCCGGTGCGCGACAGGCCAAGACGTTCATACATCGTCCCGGTGCGTTCTTCGTGCACGCCGGTGGTGATGCCCATATTGATAACGGCGGCGCCATGGTCAGCGGCCCACGCGATAAAGGTTTTAGCCAGGCGCGGTCCTGCAGATCCGCCGCGGTGTTCTGGTGCGATAAACAGCCCATACTCGAATGCCATCAGCTTGCGCGAAAACCACTGCTCGGCGATGCCCCCGGCCAGCCAGCCGATCACCTGACTATCTCGCTCGGCCACCAGCACGCATCCGCCAGGTGCGGCGATCAGGTGCTGCGCCAGCTCGGCGCACTTCTGCTCGTCAAAAGGCGAGGTTTCCGCGTAACGCGATTCCAGGTACATGCGGGCGCCAAGCTCAATCAGTGCCGGGATATCCCCGGCGGTTGCGTTGCGGATCATTGTCAGCCCCCGTTGCTGGTGAAAGTGGTGATAATGGCCAGAAGGTGGAACGGCAGCGGCTGGCGCTGCTGGATCAGTAGCGTGTCCTCGCCTTTCTCCCAGCCCAATTTTCCGAAGTAGTGATCGCCGGTAAACAGTGGCGCCGGCTGGTTAAGGATTTTCGGGCCGAAGGTACGGAACGGGATAACTTGGCCGTTACACTCGGCGCCGGTGGTTTCGAGGAAACGCATTGTCACTTCGCTGGTGCGCTTCTTGGCGCTCTGCGTTGTGCCCTCTGTGGTGCCCACTTCTGGCGTGAGCGTTTGGATCGTGGATTCAAAATGCAGACCGATTTCCACGCGGTGAGCTTTTCGCGTCAGGGTGATCTGGCCGCCGGAAACCACCTGCACAGGCATCACAGAACCGTCAGCGACAACATCGACGGTCTGCCCCTCGAGGTGATTTAACCCTGCCCACGTTGTTGCACCGGCCTCGCTGCTGCCGGTTACGGCGGCGTCGGTATACAGCGTAGAGTCGAACACCTCGACATAGCGAACCATCTGGCCGCCAATCTCCCGGCGAACCAGCGCGTAAACAACGTCGTTACTGTCCGACGGGATCGACGCTACCGACTCAAATACGCCGGCGGTGATCTGGCGTGACCAGGCGATCACCTCCTGCGCCCGGTCGATTGCCATCGTCACCATCACGCCGTCGGTGCGAACTAGCCAAATAAATGCATCGGGCTGCTGCTGGTACGCCATATCGATCACCCCGCCAGCGGTGATGTGTTCTGCCAGCACCGTCATATCGTTGGCGGAATACGAAACAAAACTGTCCGGGTCATAGGCCACGGCATAGAGTTTGCGGCCGGCGCGCTGCACGAACATGATTTCGGTACCGACACGCACCGGGCGGATCCCGTTGCAGCCGTAAGGGCTGGGGTTTTTCACCGAGATATTTGTCGGGGTTATCGCCGCATCGTTGCCCGCGGTGATCGTGAACTCGCCGCCGTACGTCAGAGCAATCAACGTGTTCATTTGCGCCAGGTGCACAATTGGGTTGAGCTGGTCGGAAGACAGTGTAAAGCTGATCGCCTTATCGTCGTCGGTACCGAGTTCAAATGACAGGTAAACGCCGGTTTCGCTGAACCAGATGGTTTGCGGGTACCGTATCGATCCGGCCAGAACGAGGCGCTGTTGGTACAGCGTCACGGCACCGGGGTAGCCAAATTCGTCCGTCCATACCGTATCCTCGCGCGTCCACGCACCCGGCGACGCTGCCTGTGTGGCTGTGAGGTCTGTGCGGATAACGCCCACGGCTTTTTGCGCGCTGGTCACGCTTTTAATCAGCACCAGCCCGCTGTTAATGCGGACGTATGAGCCGACATCCTCCGCCACCCAGCCATCGCCAGTAAGATCGCCGTCTCCATCCTCTGGCGGCTCTTCGTCGCTCAGTGTCAGCGTGATTTCTGAACCAACGAACTCTTTGACCGAAGGCTTGCACCACTTTTCCGGCGTGTCGCGGATTTCGTCGAACGGCTCAACAATAAACGGGCAAGGCTCGAGCACCCAATCAAGTTGCCCGCGCCGCTGCAGTCGGTGAGGTTTCACGCCCTGGTGCACCAAAAACATGGTGTCGGCACCCTGAACGTAATTCACGGCCGGCAGCATGGCGGAGCTGTACGGGCTGGCGATTTCATACGGGGTATTATCGTCGTTCACCAGCTGCGCGCCGTTCTGGAAAATCCGCATGTAGCCGTCGCCAAACTCCAAAACGTACGCCTGAGAGCGGTTAAAAACGTAGGGGATCAGCCGGGCGCCGCGATCGCCATATTTGGCCGCAGCCGCGTAACGGGTGCCGGGGCGACGCATAACCCCGCCCTGTACCACACAAACAGCGTTCTCGATCTGCTTGGCGCCGTTGGCGTAACGCGCGATATCAACGCGGCCCATGAGACGCGGGGAAATCTCGCCGGCGGTGAAGTTGGTTTTTATCAGGTTGGCGCGCACGGTCAGAACCTCGAATCGTAAGTTGGATAGCCGCCAAGCTCTTCCGGCGGTTCTTCCTGCCCGTCGATAGACTTGGCTTGGCGCAGCAGATAAGCCGCATCTTGGGTCAGGCTGTCGCGCAAGCTGGCGGATGCCGTTACCGCGTAGGCGAGCTTGGCCGCCATCGTCGCCTCGGCCAGATTCACTAGCGCCGAGTCCCAGGTCGATTCGTCTTCGTTGCGGAAGATGTAGCGCAGGCGGATCACGTTCTGATTTGCCAGCAGCTTCTTGCCCTCGATGCGATACGGGATTTCGTCCCATTCTTCGCCGATGGAAAGAATGCGGATCAGGTCACCAGGTAACGGAAACTGGAAACCGAACCCAAACGCTGGCGCCGTGCTGCTGGGTGAAAGCACCACGCGTTTAACCGCGCAATTCCATGGGTGCTTGCGCAGCAGGTCATTGCGCACAGTCGGATAGATGTTTGAGCACAGGCGGGCGTGTGCAGTGTTTTCGTCAAAGCTGTTGATCGGGTGCGCACCGAGCGCGAGCAGTGCGTTAGAGCAGATAGAAATACTGGAAGCCATGGCGTTACCTCATGAAAAAGGCCGGGGTGTTACCCCCGGCAAAGGAGCGCTGGCATTAAGCGGTAAAGTCGATCGCTACAACCTTGTTTTCGGCTGCGCGGCCGGCGCCGTAGGACGCATCGACAGAGATCTGAATGGTGTTGTTCTTGTCGCGGCGCGGGCCGATATCGGTGTTGTACTCGGCACCGGTACCGAAATGCACTGCAGACTTACACCAGGCGGCGGCCGTCTTGGTGGTGACAGCCGGATCGCCAGCGCTGGCCGAATCCAGTTTTTCGTATGCCAACCACTTAAAGCCCAACCAGTTTCCGGACACCGCGCCTTCCTGCAGCATTTTCACCGCCATAAAGTCGGCGCTGGTCAGGGTGGTGTCGCTCAGGATCTGCGTCAGCATGTCGGCGTTGTACGTGATGTACAGCTCTTCGCCGTTCTGCTCGTCACACTCGTTGCGGCGGAACATGGCCTTAGCGGCGATCAGCTTGGCCTTGGTCATGCCGGTACCGCCGGCCACAATCTTCTGAGACGCCGGAAGCGCCACAGGAGCGTAAGCACCAGTGTTCGAGGTTTTTCGCAGGACGGTATCCAGCAACGCGCGATAAATCACGTCGTCCTTTTTGCGGTTCGCGGCCGCCAGGGTCAGCTGCAGATATGGCCCCTGAGGATCAGCGATCAGCTTGCGCAGATCCCGTTTTTCCACCGGCACGAACACGCCGTAATCCGCCATCAGCGCGTTACGGGTACCCGCTTCAGGCAAATCCCAAACCGTATCGCCAAAGCGCTCGGTGATTGGGTTCATTTCGATGGTGCCCATATCGTTGATGGTGAACGACGCGCCGGTAATCATCCCGCGATCGTGTACGGCAGCCTGCAGGCGCGAGTCCTTCTGCTGCGATGCGATTTCGAAAGAATCATGGAACTGCTGCACAAATGCGGCGGTGATCATGTTCTTGTTCGGATCAAAAGCCATTTTTTATCACTCCAAATATTATCGCCTGCGGGTTATCGGGTTACCGGCCCTGAATACACCAGGCGAGTGGCGCGTACGCCTGGCGGGAGATACCAGTTATCCGGCTACCACGCCGGGCTGTTGGATTGATAATGTGTGAGGTGGGCGGTCGGAATCCCGACCAAATTCATGCTAATTTGTTATTGGCTTTTAGTTCATTCCAAACACAGCAAGAGTGAAAACATGGATATAAAACCAGCAAGAAAACAACTACGTTTTGCAACAAGCTCGTTTATCGCTATGCAGTCAGCGAAAAACTTTGATGACTTCGAAATGAATTGGAGTAATTTCCTAAGCTATATTGAGCAGGTTTTCGACAAGGTAAGAATAGCGTGTTCCACAATGGCAAAAAATTATGCTTCATTCATTAGTCCAATCAATGCACAAAGAGCAGGTGACCCATTGCTTGTCTATCTGAAGCAAGCTAGAAATGCCGTGCATCACGGAGTACAGGAAACTGCAAAGCAAACGCCTGCTCACATGAGATACGAAATCGGTGCAGGTAATATGGTTATCGAAAACTTAGAAATTGAAGATGGGAAGCCAATAAAATACTCGGGTAACCTTCCCCTTGAAACATATGTTATCCCTGAAAGGATCGTTGCAGTTGACTTTGACAACAGAGGCGTAAGGTACAAAGTTCCAGCTTCCCATCTTGGTAAGGACTTAGCGGACAACCATCCATTAACGCTGGCTACTCTAGCCTTAGACTATTACTCAGATTTTTTAGATAAGGTTGAAGGTGAATTAATTAACAAGTAAATAATAAAGCTGGCCAATGCCAGCTTTATTAGTTCTCCCTTCACACTACCCCTTGGGTTCCATACGTCTTCTCGTAATAATTACGAACCTGCGCAGTCACTCGCTCATAATCAGCATGTTTCGGGTTCGTATATGCCTCAGACTTCATCAGGTCGCGGATGCTCTGCTGCTCTTCGAGATTGATTTGACCATTGCCTACAGGGGTATCCTCGCCCATCTCCGCGCCGATTTTCGCCAGCATGCGGATCACCATCGGGTTGTTGCCGATCTCGTCCATCTTGCCCTGGTCGGTTGGGTCAGCCAGCGACATAAACGCGCGGTGCGCCAGCCCGATATTTTTCTGGAATTCCGCATCGGTTTTCCACGTCCCGCGCAGCTCAGTAGCCGCCGCCTCTTGATCCAGCTCAGCAGCACCGCCCACCAGCGCCGGTGCACGGTTCATGTACTCGCCGAGAATAAAGCCCATCTGATCGTTGGTGATGCCCTTGGCGTGCGCCGCCTTGAGGAATCCCTGCATCTCAGGGTCGGCCTTGAACTCGTCCCACTTGAAGCCCTCAACCTCGACGGTAGGCGCATACTCGTCTATGGTTTTCGGTGCCGCGCTGGTGCCGCGCTGTTTTTCCAGGTGCGTGTAGGACTCAGCCAGCTTGCGCGCTGATCCTTCGATATTGAGTTTCCCGTCATCGCCCATGACGCGGAATTTCTCAGGAACCCAATCATCGCCACCAGGTTGATTCTGCGCGCCAGTGCTCAGCAAGGAAGTGCTGCCGCCATCGCCGGTGCCTGGGTTGCCGCCGTCACCAGTGCCGCCACCTTCCCCACCTTCGCCGGCTGCATTCATGAATAAGTGTTTAAGCTTCCACATCGTCGTTTACTCCGTCTGCCAGATTAAGCTGGCGCAAAATGAAATCGAGCACGTCACGTTGCCCGGCCTTAAAACAGGTTTGGCGGTCGCCCTCTGGGCCGCCCTTCACAAAAATCGATCCACCGAAGCGCCGGGTTAGTTCGTCCAGCACCTCAGCGCCGCCGGCCGTCTCTTCAAACAGCCGCTTGTAATCGAGTGGTGAAACTTTCTTGATGCCCATCAGCCCCCCGCCAGTTGTTGGCCAATCGCCTCACCGGCGCTTTGCCCTACGGCGCCGGCTGCCTGCTGGCCTGCCTGCATCAGCAATGCCTGTTGCTGCTGTTGTTGCTGCGCCTTGGCGCGCTGGTCGCGCAGCGTGGACACGTCCGCCGACGAGCGCATAACCTTGGCCGGTACGCCCAACGCCTCACCAACAACGCGGCTTGCTTCGTCACTGTCCATGTTGTCGATAATGTCCGGGTAAACCTGAACCAGCTGCATAACGTTCTGGGCGTAACGCTCAATCGCCGTGACGTCTTCGAGCTTCTGTGCGCGCGCCAGCGGCGAGATATAACGCACGTTGAAGTTGGCGGCGTTCATGCTCTCCGGCGGCTCAGGGAACACGCCAGCGCGGAACGCGATACCGAAACAGCGCTCAACAAGCGGCTGCAGGTATTCCGCCTGGAATCGTCCGTATACCGGCCCCAGCAACTGCCGGATCAGGGCGACGCGCACATGCACCTCGGTGGCCGTCATGGCCGGGCCGTCCTGCGGCTGCAGCTGGTCGGCCATCATGATTTTGCGGATTGACGCCTGCAGACGTTCCTCAGCGGTGAATGCGACGTTGAAGTCTGATCCGGTCAGCAGCGGCTTCATGCTGTCGACGCTGTTGGCCACGATGATGCGGCGCGGCCCCACCTTGACCGTACGAGGGTTAAGCACGCCGTCATCCTCGGCGATCCACATGCCGGAAATCGCCAAGTCCTGCGCGGCTTTCTCCATGCGTTTGGTTTCGTTCAGCTCCTTGCAGTCCGGCAGCGCGTCATAAACCGGGCCGATGCCGTACGAACCACCGGGGATTTTCATCCAGCGCGGCACGCAGCACGGGAATTCGTGATAGCCGGATTCGCGCACCACTTTTTTTGCGGTCACATCGATGTTGTACGACGCGAAGCGCAGGTTTTTAGCCAGGCGCGCGTTAACCATGTAATTCGTGCGCGGGAAAATCGCGTGCAGAAAATCAAATTTGTCGTCTGGTTTTTTCTTGGCGGCGTCGCGGATCTTCTCGCTTACAGCATCCTGGCCAAACTCGGCGATCGCCTGCTCGGCGGTCAGCTGGTAACAGCGGAAAATCGTATCGACGATGCCATCTTTGCGGGTCGATGCGACATAGCACTGTGCCAGTGGCCACTGCTGGAATGAATAGCCGCCCTCGTCACGGTCTTCATCGACGTACAGCACAAACCAGCCAGCGCACACCACATCGAGATTTGCCTCGTAGCCCTCAGCGTCAAAGTTGGCCGCGTGGATGTTTTCCCACACCAGCGTTGCGCAGGTAGAAAGCCACGCCTTGGCATCGTCCGGCAGGGATTCACTGTCAAGATTCAGCCATTGCGCGTTAGCCGGCGTCATGCCGGACATGAGAGCAGACGCCAGCATGCGCGAGCTATCGGTCGCCGTGCCGTCCAGCAGCTTGGCCACCTTGTGCTTTGCGCTCTGGGCGTCCAGCACCTCAGACGAGAAACCAGCGCCGCGCAGCGGGTACGTGTAGTCGTAGCATTCCCGCCATACGCTTTCGTGCATCTGACGGGAAGCTTTGAGCGTGTTCACGCGTTTAATCAGCCTTGCGGCGGTGTCGTCCATCAATCACGCCCCCAGCGTTGATTTGTTTCCTGCCGCCTGAGCACCGCTTGCGAGCAGCGAATCACCGGCATCGGCGGCACCCTCTGCACCGCTGGCCAGCAGTGAAGAGCCTTTCTTGCGCTTCTTGCGGCTTGCGGCATCAGCGTTTGCAGATTTAGCCGCTGCGTCTGCTGCTGCGTCTGCCTCGGCCTGCGGGTCGGTCTGTACTACTTTCGGTGCAGATCCACACATAGCGGTTTCCTTAGCCTGGTACGTGCCAGCCGTGTTCGGTTAAAACAGGTTTGCCTGGTGCTGGCTGCTTCTTGCCCTCTTCGTTCGTCACCATCGGGCCAGCGCTGCCGGTAGTCACATCAGTGGCCTTCTTCACCAAGGTGAGGAATTCGAGATTGTCGGTCAGGCTGCGATCGTCAGCATCAAGGAACTCCAGCGCCTCAAATCGAGCGATAACGGCGGCGCCCTGCTCGTTTAGCCCGGAAAGAATCGCGTTGCGCTCTTCCAGCGCTGCGCCGTCGAGCAGCTTTGCGACGCGCTGCTGCACAATCGCCGATTTGTCATCACCTGCGGTAATTACCGTGGCGCCAGCGGTGGCGTCGTTCAGCTGTTCAGGCGTGTTTGCGGGTTGCTGCACAACAGAATTCAACAGCACCGCGTCAGTGGCGTTTTCTTTCGGCTGTTGGTTTTCCTGTCCAGGCACCTCGAGATTTTTACGTGGTCGAGCCATTGCGTTTACTCCTTGGGTTGTTGAGCGGTCATTGTCTGCCCTGCTTGCGGTCGGATTCCCGACCAATTACCGGGCGCTTAAACGTCCACCATTGCCGGTAAAGTACGGTCGGCAGGTTGCTACGGTCTGAGCCCGTCGCCTGGCACCAGAGAGCGATCAGCGCCTCCCCGTCGCCGTGACGCGGTTCAGATCCCGACTTCCAGCCGAGAACGGCAGATTTCGACACGCCCAATTCCTCGGCGATGCTCTGCGTTGCCATACGGGTGCGGTTGATATCGGTAATCACACGAAACCAGTCGGTGCGGAATGTTGCAACGAGAGGCATGATCAGCCCCCTAAACGCGCGCGTGCGCGAGCATAGAGAGAGACGAACACGCCGCCGGCCATTGCGAGAAGATGGGCCAAACAGGATTTTGTTCTTTTCCACCGCTGGGCGCCCTGTGACTTTTCGCTATTTCCTGCTGCTCTTAGGGATAGGATTAAATTCTGCATTCGCGCAATTCCTCCACTTCCCTTGTGACTTGTTCCAGCAATTCCAGCTCAGAGCCGTAATTCTTCTCCCATGTTTTTCTTCCTGCGTGTACGGCTACACCGTGGCCGCCAGTGCGGTGATGCGGTGGGCATAACGGGAGGGTTTGCTTATGGGTGGCGCGCTGTGCTGTTCCCTGTCCTGTGCGGATATGGTGTATTTCTGCAGGGGATGGGCCGTAACCCAGATTGCGGCAGACGACGCAGCCAAGCTCTGCCACGTCGGATAACCATTGTTGTTCGTCTTTGGTCGCCATGGTTCCCCCTATGCCGTGTAGCTGAGCAGTTGGGAGGCGGCGTTTTCTGCAGCCTGCTGATTGGGGAACGCGCGGAACAGGATGAAATTCCAGAGCACGTCGATAGTGGCTTTGTAGAGCTGGGCGAACTCGATATCGTCCATTTTTGCGAAGGAAACGCTGCGGGGTTCTTTGCGCTCGCTGCCATCCGGCATCTGGTATGCGGTGTAGTGGCCGGATTGAATCGTTACCCAGGCGCGGAATGCCTCGAACGATTTTGCGGCGCTGATATTCCCAGCCCGCTTTTCTGCCACATCCTGCAGATATTCGTCGGCGGCTGCCTGCAGCGTGCTTTCGTTCCCAGCGTAATACGCGAGGAATTTCACGTAACCGGTGATCAGTTCTTTGTCGGTCGGCGATATGGCACCGCCGGTCGGTTCCCAATACTGGAAGCCGAGATTCAGCAGTGAGAAATACTTGCGGTGAAATGCCGGGTTGCGAGCCTGGCTAAAATCGGCATACAGGACGGCGCCGATCTTCACTTTGGTTTTCAGGAATTCGATCGCGTCCGGGGTGGCCGGCACTAACAAATTTCCTGCGGATTTTACAAACGAATACTGCGCCATGGGCTTGCTCCGGTGGCGCAGCAGTTGCTCAGAATTAGAACGGGCTGGGTGTTCAGTCCAGCCCGTTAATTATAGCGCGTTTCCATCAGGTCTCACAACTGAATAACCTGCGGATTTTGCCAAATCAATCAACGCGTTAAATGATACTATATGCTCGTTTTCCTTAACGATGCGAGAGCCTGTTATCGAGCCTTTTTCGCATGTTATTACTACTCTTCCGGTATTGGGCAATGACTTAATCAAATCTTCAATATCAATCAATTAACTATCTCTTTATTGTGTACCGCAAGTATATTGCACCAGATAGCTGTACAAATAAACAGTGGTTGTTTTTGTGCCACGTATCTAACAAAAAAGCGCCCCGTTATTCACGAGGCGCTTACTCTCTTATGCAGCCATTTTCCATACACAGAATTGTGGCATATTCGCCCTTACCAGCGCCTCGGCAAATGGCGGCGGCACTGAGTTCCCACAACGGGCTACCTGCTCCGATTTAGGCCAGCGGGTGCCGTCGATATCCTGATCGATGATGTAGCTGCTCGGGAATCCATTGGCGTTATACAGCTCGCGCGGTTCAAGCATGCGCATGCAGATATCGACCACCATGTATTCGCCGACCTGGATAAACTGCGGGCGCGGCTCCGGGAACAGGTGGCTGTCGTCCGGCTCATCGCTGAATTCGTCCATCAAACGCACACAGCACCAGGCATTATAACGTTGGTCGTCGGTGATTAGCGTCGGCTCGCATTTCACCTCGGTGAGGCCAAACCGATCATGCGTCGGCACTGTGTGCATCGGAGCGTCGACGTCGATTCCGTCTTTCTCGTTGCCGTAATATTTCTGCAGGTACGCAGTCACGTGGCCAATATGATTGCCGCCGGCGGTGAGCGTTGGCGCTGGCGCATTCGTCGGCCGACCGTCTTTGCATGTGCCGCGCAGCTGCACCAGGTGAGACGTACAAAGCGAGTGGTGATCGACCTGCGTCACCGTGTGCATTGGCTCGTCCATTCCCAGACCGGCGCCGGTGTAGTTCCCGCCGTAGTGCTTGATCAGGTTGGCGGCAACGACAGCGTGCTGCACACCAGTGGCCGGACGGCCAGTCGATGCACCAGTTGTCAGGGTGTTGAACGGGCGAAACACTCCCTGCCCCTTACTTCCTTGGCGGAATCGGATCAGATGCACTGCAGCCAGCGCAGTGTGCGATTCCGTCGGGATAGTTGCCATCGGCGCGGCGATGCTGCGCGGCTTACCGGAATATGTCGGGCCGCCAGCGCCCACCAGCACCGCACTGGCCAGCTGCGTTTTACCACCGCCGCCAGGCATGATCGTGCCCACCGGCGCATCGGCGCGCTGGCCGGTACTGTTCCCAAACTGGCGCACAACCACCGGCGCCGCCACGGCGAAACCATGGGTTTGCGTGACCGTCTGCAGCGGCAAGCGGCCAGACTGGCCCCGGAAGCAATCGTATTTGGTTCGGTTTGAGGTGTGATTGCACTTCACGGCGAACGGCTCGATAAGCAGGTGCTCGGCTTTGCTTGTGACCGTTGTGAGCGGTGCACCGGTGGCATACTGCCGGCCGTCTCCACCGAACCCTGTTTGCCCGATTTGAACGATGTACGGATCAGGACAGTCGATAACGTAGCGTTTCAACCCTTTCACGATACGGCGCAGCGTGTTGTCCGCCAGCGGCTTTTTGCGGCCCATGATGCTGCGTGTGGGAATTGACCAGTCGATGCACTCAGCGGCGGTGCGGTATGGCTGCAGCTGCCCCGCCAGCACCTCGGCGCTGCCCGGCGCTCCATGGGATGGATCCGGCCACACAACGGCCTCGCCATCGCAACGGCTGACGACAAACAGGCGTTTGCGGATGGTCGGCGCGCCGTAATCACAGGCACGCAGCTCTTTGTGATCGACGTTATAGCCCAGCCCAGCCACCAGGCGGTGGGCGTCGTCGCTGTCGATATCGATGCGAAGAAATTCGCATGCCTCGGCCAGCGCCGGGCAATCTGGTGCCACGCCGCTGCTCAGCATGCCGATGAACGCTCTGAAGGTTTCCCCGGTGTATGCCGGATCAGGGAACAGATTGCCCTTCTTATCGGCTTTCAGCGGCCCCCACGAGCGGAATTCTTCGACGTTTTCCAGCATCAGGTAACGTGGCCGCACCGCCAGCGCCCAGCGCAGCACCACCCATGCCAGGCCGCGAATCTCCTTCCTTACCGGCGTACCACCTTTCGCTTTTGAAAAGTGGCGACAATCAGGCGAGAACCACCCCAGCAGTACCGGCAGTCCGCCAGTGGAAATCTTGGGATCAACGCTGAAAATATCCTCAGGATAGTGCAGCGTACGCGGGTGATTCACGGCGTGCATCGCCATCGCGACGGGGTTGTGGTTCATCGCTATATGCGGCTCGAAGCCCAGCGCCTGCTTGATGCCCTCGCAGCTGCCACCGCCGCCGGCAAATCCGACAACCACCAGCCCATTTTCCACATCAGGGCGGAAATCAACAATCTGTTTCTGGCGCGCCCAGGCATGCGCCGTTTTCTGGATTTCCTGCGGGCTGACGCGGTTGAGGAACATCTGATTAATTTTCTGCAGGACACCCTGCTGTTCTTCGCCACTCAGTGCGTGTACCGGCAGCACGGACGATGCGCACTGCTGAACCTCTGTTGGCCAAATGCTCATGACAGCACCACCAGCGCGACAGTCGCCGCAACAGCAGCCCAGAAAATTGCGCACGCCCAGAACATCGCCGCCCACGGTTTGCGAGTTACCCACTCTTTGAATTTTTTCACTGTCCCTTCCCCTCTCTGCGATCACGCCAGTAATTCAGGCGTGTTCTGAAATGTTCCCGGTATTGCTCCGGCGCCTCTTCAATCGCCACGAGCACCTTTGTGCGGGTGATCTTCCGCGCGAATAAGTCGCGGACCAGGCCACAGGCGCGCAGGTCGAACTGCTCTAAATCGCGTTGTTCCTGCGTCCAGGCGCCTCGATTGAATGGCAGGCCGGGCGGTAGATAGTCCGATTGCCCGGCCATGGTTTATGCCCTCGATTCGGCCGCCAGACGGCGCATGACGTCTTTTTCACGTGGAGGTAACCCACTTGCCACGCTTTTCTGTATCTCGCGGCGTACGGCCGTTAGAGGCTTCAGAATGTGCAGTACCCGATCGAGTGGCATGCGGAGCATCAGCGCGATGCATTCGGGGGAGCGCCCCAGGCGCTGCAGCTCGTAGATACCAGTCATCACCCGGCGGCCGTAGCTGATACGGTCACCGATTTTGACGATCGGGCCGGATTCGGCTGCCGGCCGGGCGACGCGCTGGGGTTTTGGCGGTGGGCAGTACGGCGCGCGGGAACGGGCGCGGGCCGCTTGGTTGATTCTGTCCATGATGGCCGGCAGGTGATCGCAGCCGTCATCCATCACAAACCGCTTATCGCGGATCATTTCGTTGATAGTGCTCATGGTCTTTCCTCGTTTTGGTCATTCAAGCGCTGGTCAGGCGCCGGTTAAAATGGCTTTGTCGCGTAACGTCGTTCTTTCGGTTTTGGTTGCTGCGCCTCCTTCTGGATGCGGGTTGCTTCCTGTGCCACCACCTGATCGCAGGCGACGAAGTGGCCGTTTTTAAACTCCTGGTAAACCGTGCCGCCGGCGCCGAATCGGTTTTTACCAACGATGATTTCTGCGTAGCGCGCCGCCGGGCCGTCCGGGTTATAAACCCCGTCGCGGTACAGCAACACGATGCTGTCGGCGTCCTGTTCAATCTTGCCGGATTCGCTGAGGTCGGACATTATCGGCCGCCGGGCAGTGACCGGGCGATCATCGACTTTCCTCGATAACTGGCTCAGCGCCAGCACCGGCGTTTTGCTCCGCATGGCCATGGTTTTCAGGCTGCGGGAAATATGGCCCATGGCCAGATCATTTCGCTCTGCTTTCGGCTTGGCGATTAGGCCCAGATAATCGACCATGGCGACGGCCAGGTGCGGGTAGCGGCGTTTGTGGGTTTCGGTTATGGCGCGGATCTGGTCAACGTTCAGATCGGTCGCATCAACGATCCAGATATCGCGGTTATTCAGCACCTCCAGCGCCGTGTGTATCCGGCCCCAATCCTCGTCGCACAGCGATTCCGGCTTGCGCAGCTTCGACACGGACAGGTTTCCGGCCCCGGCGACGGAACGCTCTACCATCTGCAGCGCCGCCATTTCCATGCTGAAAATCAACGCCCCGCCGCCGTCACGCGTAGCGCCCTCGATCACCTTCAACGCGAATTCGGTTTTACCCATGCCCGGGCGACCGGCTACCACAATCAGATCCTGCGGGTTCCAGCCGCCGGTGATCGCGTCCAGCTCAGCAATCCCGCTGTACAGGTTGCGCATTTCGGCGTCGCCCTTCATGCGGCGATCCATCAAATCCATGTAACCGCCCAGCAGCTCACCCAGATGCACCGGCACCACGCCGCCGGTATCGGCAGACATTTCGATCAGCTTGGTTACGGACGACTGGATCGCTGCGTCGCGCTGTTCTTGGTTTCTGGCGTTGCGAATGCTATCGGCGCCATCCTGCAGCAGCGTGGCCATTTGGCGGCTGCGCCAGCCCTTGGTTGCCAGCGTCGCGAAGCCTTTCAGGTTGGCCAGCGTGCCGGGCATGCGACTGATTTGCACCAGCGACGCCAGGCTATCGCCGCCGAGTGACTCGCTGATCAGCACCACGTCGATCACGCCATGCGTCAGCGCCTGTTTTTTAATTTCCCGGTAAGCCTCGCGGTAAAACCGGATGCTGAACGCGTCCTCGGGCATGGTCGCAATTACGTCCAGCGCGTCAGGCGTGGCGCCGCCAACCAGCAGGCCGCTCAGCACGGTCGCTTCCATCTCCTGCGGCGTCATAGCGAACCCTCGCGGGTTTTAACCAGCACTTCGGAGCGGAGCAGGTAATCGAACCCAGCGCGCCAGCCGCGGTTGTTATCGCCGAAGTAAAACGGCCCAGCAGTGTCGGCAAACGTCTCGAGGTAGGCTTTCACTGCGTCAAGGGTCGGTTCATGCAGCTCACCCAGCAGGCGCTTGATTTGGCGTTTGCGCTTGTCGTTGAGCTCCTGCACCTTCGGCAGCCGATCACCCAGGATTTCGTTGTAGGCGTCAGCCACGTCCTGATATTTAATTTTTGACTTATCCGGCGCGCCAGCGTCGTCCCCCTCCTGGGGGTTAGGGGGTGATTCATTGACTGGTTCAAAAGACTGACTGATTCTGGGTGCAGGAGCTGCACCACCCCCTGGTGCAGGAGATTCACCACCTGGTGCAGGAGCTGCACCATAGGGTGCAGGATTTGCACCACTGCCAGATAAGGTAATGTGGTAAACATTTGAGCGATTAAGCCCATTCTCCGCCAGGCGTTTTTCGATGCGCACCAGTCCATCTTTGACCAGCTGCTGAATGTGATTTTGCACCGAGCGCTCGGAGATCTCGCACTGCTCGGCGATGTAAGGCACCGATGGCCAGCATTCACCCTGATCGCTTGCATTGTCGGCCAGTTTCAGCAGCACCAATTTGCGCAGCGGGTTGCCGACTTTGATTTTCATGGCCCGCACCATCATTTCCATACTCATGATCAAATCCCCAGCGAGTCTGCAAGCTGGCGGCACGCGTCCTGGTACTGCTCCGGCGATAAGTTTTCTTCACGCAGCGCGGCCTTGCCCTGCTCGTATTGTTCCCAGACGGCATGCGCGGCAGCCTGGCGACCTTCAAAGATCGGTCTGATTTCTGCTGCGTCGGCGGGCATGCCATTCAGGCGCCAGTCGTTACGGTATGTGATGTGGTTGGCTTGCATTGGTCTTTCCTCGGTACAAAGTTTTACGCGGCGCTGGTCAGGCGCTGGGTTTCCTGCAGGGCGACAAGTGCGCCGGCAATACGCTGTGGCGTGTCACAGGCGCCAAGCAGGATTGCGATAATCGCGGCGGCAAATTCACGGATGGCCACCGAAAGCAAATACTGTTGAGTCGGGCCAGCCAGCCGGGCGCGCCGTTCCGCCGGCAGCGCGGCGAGCATGGCGTCGGCCAGCTCCTGCACCTTCTCACGCGCGGCTTTCGACTCGCTGCGCATGTGGCGAAATATCGCCTGCCGGTTTGTGTTGATCGCCCGCCAGTCGGCGGCGCCGGTTTCATCCTCGATCGGATACAGCCGAACCCGCTCACCGTCGGCGCCGAGCTGGAACCATGCGCGCGTGATCTCGATGGCAACGTGTTCCTGCCCCTGCTCCGCCGCCCAGCTCACGATCTCGTTTTTCAGTTTTTCGATGTTTTCCACTTCGCGTCTCCTGTCGCTCGAAAACCAATTTTGCTTAATCGGATTTCGGTGGGGTTGGTTGTTAAGCTGCACCCTTGTTGACACCGTCGCGGTTTTGATAAAGCGCGGGATCGTATTTCAGGGCACCGTTAGTAATACGTTCAAGACGAGCGGCACGCCCTTCGGGAACAAGCTCGCCCCATGCGTAAACAGTTGGTTTTTTTACGCCGGCCGCAGCAGCCAGCCCTGCTTTAGTTTTGAAGAATGCGATTGCATCTGCGGTATACATACGGACACCTCTTGTTAGATTTGTCTAACAAACTAGATGTTCAGGATAACGAAGTCAAGAAAATTTAGAATAATCTAACTATGACATTACCCGGCGAGCGCATTCGTGCGCGAAGAAAAGAACTGAAACTCACCCAGCGCGCTCTTGCAAAGAACGTGCAGGTTGCCCACGTCACAATCTCGCAATGGGAGACGGGTGACAGTGAGCCAGGAGGGAAAAATCTATTTGCCCTCAGCAAGGCTTTACAATGCTCACCTACGTGGATTCTTTACGGAGATGAGAATCAGCAGCCAGGCGATCCAGTTGAGTTGCCGCGTCAACTCGATGAACGTGAAACTGAACTGCTGGATTTGTTTAAGGCATTACCAGAGTCTGAGAAAGAAGCCCACCTAGCCTCTCTTCGGGAAAAAGTCGATGGTCTGAACCGGCTGTTTGAAGAGCTGCTTCAAGCCAGAAAATCCCTATAAAAATTAACCCAATGTTTTCATGACGTTAGGTTTTTTTATTGCTCATTTTGTTCGTTTTATCTAATTTTATGTTGACCATAAAGTTAGAATTATCTAAATTACTTTCCATCAACAGCGCACTAACCCTGCAGCGGTTGTTCAGAAAAAAGTTCTGACGGCGGGAAAGACCGCGGCAATTACTGCAACTGAATGGGTACCGTAGTTCAAATGGACAGAACGCCCCTTGTATGGGGAGTTGAGCTCTACCTAAGGATCATAACCCAAGGTATCTCATGCGGCCGGCCGGACGCTATGCGGGTTCGAATCCCGTCGGTGCCCACCCAGTTGTGGTAATTGGCCAGAGGCCTCGGGGCGTTGCTTCTGGCCACCACAACCAAGTTATTGCTGTGTGTAGTCTTTCGCCCCGCGCGCCGGGGCAATTTTTTCACCCAGCAAATTGAGGAAAGACCAGCGGCCTGACCAGCCTGACAGCCGGGAAAGACCGGCAACCACCAGACGTAAAAAAACCCGCCGAAGCGGGTTCTTTTACCCCGGCGCCGACCAAAGCAACCGGGAATGATACAGGGGACCAACCCTGTATCGAGGAAAGACCAATAACCCATGGAGCTACTGATCAGCTCCGATTATATCAGGAGTCGCTATGAAAGCACTACAGATACCCGTCACGCTGTTTATCCACGCGAACGTTAGCCAGTACACCCAAGAGAAAATCTCCGTGTTCACCATGGACATGTCTCAGTACCCGGAATACGTGCTGCTGGAAACCCGCACAATCCACATCGACGTTAATCAGCCTGAACCGATCGACATCATCGGGAAACAGGTTGAAGCGTTGCAGCTGGAAAAAGCCCGGCTGGCCGACGCCACTTACAAACGCATTGCCGAGATCGACGATCAGGTGCAGCAGCTGCTTTGCATTGAGCACTGCCCTGTCGACGCCGACGAACTCCCGTACTGAGGGCGTGGCCATGGATATCGAAATGGATAACCTGAAATCAGAGCTGGTGCTGTGGTATGGAGTCGATCCAGCAAGCCAGCGCGATCAGTTCGAAGCCGCGGCGACGCACGGCTATTCCGACGAGGCGATCGAAGTTTTCACCCACATCGACGGCACCGCCGCCGACACCCGCGACCGCCTGTTAATGGCCGTAATGATGGCGACGCCGGACACCCTGCAGCAGCGCCAGCGTGAGCTTTACAGCTGGTATTGCGACAACGTGAAAGCCGTAGCGCGCGAGAAGTTTTAACCCACCCCGGCGCCTGACCAGCGCCGATTTTTAACAGAGGAAAGACCAAAAATGCCTATCTACATTTCACTTTTTGAGCCGAAGAAAAAGGCCCAGGTTAATGGCGCCGTGCCGCTAGTGATCGCGTTGGAAGCGCCAAACAAGCGCGCAGCCGAAAGCATCGCCACCGGCAAACTGTACGAATCCTACCCGGAGGGCGGCGACAACTTCTTCAACCCGAAAACCGTCGAAGATCAAACTGGCCACCCTCGCCCGGCTGTCGGTCAGTTCGATGAAAAATTTGCCGCTGAGAACGTGTTCGACGGCAACGTGTGGACGCCAAAAGAACCTGAGCCGGAAGTGCCGGCCAGCCCGGTCGATTTGATGGCGCAGCCTGCGGATATTCGGATCGCCGCCGTCGTCATGTACTGCAACACCGAGATCGATAATCATCAACTGTCGATGGCGGCAGATTTCATTAACGACGAAGAAACCCCGGACGATACAGGTATGCGCGACCTGATCACTGGCCTGCAGTCGGTAAAAGCTGTCGGTGCTATGTCCCCTGAGGCGATTTTACGGCTGGCGCAGGCTGTCATTCAAAACTTTGGTGATGATATGCCGTCGCATGATGACGTTGTCGAGTTTGCTCAGGCCTGGGTGGATAATCCGCGTGACCGTGAAAACCTGACTCAAACCAGCACCAGCACCAGCACCAGCACCAGCACCAGCACCAGCACCGACAATGCCAGCGGCGCGGCCGACTACAACACCCTGAGCATGCACACGGCGTTATCGATCATGGGCGTTAATCCTGCAGAGGCGAAAGCGGCCGACGTGAAAAACGCCAAAGAGATTATCGCAAACCGCGATAACTCCTGGCGCGCGTGGGACAAAACGCTGCGTGTGATAGTCGGCATTCTCAACGTCGAAACCGACGTGCGCCACGGCATCATTTCCGACGGACTGAAAAACCTCAAGCTGATCAGCGACGATGCAGAACGCCTGCACTTCGTGAAATCGCGCCTCGCTGGTCACACTGCATGCCCAGAGCTGGATTCCTACGGCAAGAACCCACCACCGGTATCAGTGGAAAATCTCGGCGGCGGCCGCTTCTCTATCGAAGGTCTGATCGGCAGCGGTGAACAGCAGCATGCAGATCCAGACACGGCGCAATCTGCCCCCTCAAATCAGGGTGAAAAAACGGAAGTGGCGCAGCAGCAAGTTACCGATGCCGCGGCGGCGCAGGCCAAGCAGCAACTGGATCAGATGGGCTATAGCGTTTACGCCAACGCGCCAGCGGAGAAATCCCCGCGGCTGCAGCAGGCAGAAGAAAACGCCGACCGCGCAGAAGCACTGGCGCAGCAGCTGAAAGCCGACGATTTCCAGCAGCGCGCCGCGCAGGTTGAGCAAGTTATCGCTGAGCAATCGGCAGAGGATGGCGACAACCTCGGCATTTGGAACCGCGTTTATAAGACCGACGCTAAATTTACCAAGGCATTCAGCAATAACGGCGGCGGCACATCGATTAACGGCACCTACATGGTGATGCAGGCCACCAAAGTATTCGGGCCGCAGGGCATTAACTGGGGCGTAGAAATCATCGAGGAGCGTTTCGACAATGGCGCTCCAATCATGCGACCGGTGAAGCAGCAGGACGGAAGTTTTATTCAAGAGATCATCCCGAACGGCGCAGGCGGTTATCTGTGTGAGGTAAACCACACCGTGAAAATCCGTCTGTGGTACAAGCACGGCGGTAAAACTGGCGAAGTGACCTCTTACGGCTGCACCCCATACATCTACGCTACGAACAGTGGCAAGCTTTTTAGCGACGGTGAAGCGCCGAAAAAGTCCCTCACTGACGCCACCAAGAAAGCCCTGTCACAACTCGGCTTCTCCGCCGACGTGTTCCTCGGCCTGTACGACGATCTGACCTACCGCCAAGAGAACGATGCAGAATTCGCGCTCAAGAACGCCAGCGAGAAAGCCGAGGGCGTAACCCGCATGCGCGAAGAACTGGACGAGCATCTGGCGAAAGTCGCCGAGACCCTCAAAGGTGCGGTTACAGCGAATGAAGCGAGCAAGGTTCACGGTTCTGTCGCACGTGAGATTGAAGCCCATCGCAAGGCCGCCGACGGAAAAGGCGATAAAGAGTTTGCCCAATACCTTGCCGGCCGCCTCCGCCGCTTGACAGCCCTGAAAGATGAACGCATCGCCGCACTGACCGAGGAGAAAGCATCATGAGCACTACCGCAATTGCACTGGCCGCTGATTACGCCAAGTTTCACGAACTGATCGAAGCCTCCGACGATCTGACGCCGGAGATGATCGCCGACACACTGGAAGGAATCGAGGGAGCGCTGGGTGACAAGCTGGACGCCGCCTTTATCCACGTTCGCAATATTGAGGGGCAAGCCGACACTCTGGCGGCGGAAATCAAACGCCTGACCGACCGTAAAAAGTCATTCGAGAACCGCGCAAAGTCGATCCGCAAGTATGCGCTGGCGTGCCTGCTTGCCAGCGGCCAGAGCTCCATTAAAACCACGGCGAACACCTTCACGGCGCGCAAAGGCTCCGCCAGCGTGGTTGTCGACAATGCCGACCTGCTGCCGGATGAACTGGTGACGGTGCAAACGGTGGTAGCGCCGGACAAGAAAGCCATCAAGGAGGCAATCGAGAACGGCGTGGAAGTCAAAGGCGCGCATATCGAAATCGGCGAACCATCGCTGCAGGTGCGGTAATCACCCGGCCCCGGCAACGGGGCCAATACTGAGGATCTCACATGCTGAGAATGTACCTGGCAAAAGGCGACGCCGTGCGCGTGCAGTTCTCCGACGGCACTATCGGCACCATCTGGGCCGAAAGTCGTAGTGAGCTGGTGTTTGACTTCCCCAACACCGAGCGGTTTAAGCGCGAGAAACAGGCGTTTAAAAAACCGATTACGCCAAATCAGAAATAACCACTACCGCCATGTTTGCATTGTTGGAAACCACACAACGGGGAACAGCAATGCAACCATGGCAACCAGGCGCCCGCCTACTCTCTGATTTCGACATCAAGATCGGCCGGCTGTCTGCCAGCGTCAGAAAAGCGACGCTGAGCGATGACGATATCACCCGGGCGTGTCGTGTGACCGACGACGCAATCGCCCAATTGCTGAAACCGAGGAAAGACCATGTCCAACAAACTGACCCTGGGGGAGTGGAATAAGCGGCTCCCGCGCCCGCGCAGCCATGAAACCGTTCGCCGCTGGATCCGCGCAGGGAAAATCTACCCTGCGCCGGTGCTGGATGGCCGGGAATATCTTTTTGATGAGCAGGCCGTGCGGATCGATACGCCGTGCAGCCCAACAAGCGAGCTACTGCAGAGAATCACCAATGGCAAGAACCAGAAACCACGCAAGGCGCGATCTCCCGCCAAACCTCTACGTCCGTAATGGCGGCTATTACTGCTACCGAGACCCGCGCACCGGTAAAGAATACGGGCTCGGACGCGATAAGCGTCTGGCAGTGACCGAGGCGATAGCCGCCAACATGGCGTTTTTTGGTAGTGAAGAAATTAAGCCGCTGGCGCAACGCCTGCAGGATGAAAACAATGTCACGCTGCACGCCTGGCTCGATCGATACGAAGAGATAGTGCTGCGCCGCGAGCTGAAGGAAAAGACAATGGCCAACCACCGCAGCAGAATGAAAGCCTTTCGCAACACCCTGCCGGATAAGGCGATGTGCGATTTTACAACGCGGGATATTGCCGACTTCCTGAATGGATACGTCGAAGCCGGCAAGGCAGCCAGCGCCAAGCTGATGCGCGGCGCGCTACTGGATGTATTCCGCGAGGCGGTCGCCGACGGCATCATTCAGCACAACCCTGTCGAGGCTTCGCGCAACCCGAAAGTGGAGGTGAAGCGCGCGCGGCTGCTGCTGGATGAATTTTTAACGATCCGGGCGCAAGCAGTGAACTTTCCGAACTGGTTCCGCATCGCGATGGACATGGCTTTGGTGACCGGTCAGCGTATTAGCGATATTTGTAACATGCGATGGGCCGACATTGTCGATTTTCGTCTACGAGTCGTGCAGGAAAAAACAGGCGCCAGAATAACGATCCCGGTTGAACTTTCAATCGCTGGGTTGTCTCTGGAAAACCTGATCGAGGAATGCTGGGAACTGTCCGCCGGCTGCGATTTTATTTTGGTGAGCCGTAAAGGTGAGAAAATCGCGCAGCGGACAATGACGGACTACTTCACGAAATCGCGCCGGCTCACGCCGCTATCGTGGGACGCCGACAAAGAGCCGCCATCATTCCATGAGATCCGGAGTTTGTCGGCGCGCCTGCATACTGACGCGCGCGGCGGCGAGTTTGCGCAGCATCTTCTCGGCCACAAATCGGCGGAAATGACAGCCCGTTACCAGGACTCGCGCGGTAGTGAATGGGATGATATTCAGATATGA